TGGTATCCTTGATAAAGTAATCCAAGACAAAGATCAAAAGGCGAAGCTTGCCCACGAAATAGCTACCATGTCTGATACCCATGCCCAACAAGCGTTGCTTGCTCAATTAGAGATAAACAAAGCGGAAGCAGCCTCTGGTAGTTTGTTTAAAGGCGGTTGGCGGCCCTTTATTGGGTGGACATCTGGGATTGCTTTTGCGTATCATTTTGTGCTGCAACCTTTTTTGGTTTTTATTTTAACTGTAACTGGAGTTGAAATACCAGAATTACCAAATTTCGACATGAGTACGCTCCTCACGGTTTTAGGCGGAATGTTGGGCATAGGCTCCCTCAGAACATATGAGAAGCAGAAAGGTTTAACGAAATAGAAGATGAAGTTTGTATTGTCTGTGGAACTAAAATAAATGTATACTGGATATACACTAGAGAACAAAAATGGAAAACTATGAAAGAAGTTTGTCTTACGTGCAAACAAAGGAGTGACGATGAAAGAAAATTTCGAGAAAGCTCTGGAAATGCTTTTAAAACATGAAGGTGGCTACGTTAACCACCCGCGTGACCCTGGGGGCGAGACTAATCACGGTGTAACACGTTTAGTTTGGCAACGATGGGTTGGTAGAGAACTCAAAGATAATGAGATGAAATATCTTAGCCCAACTGATGTAGCTCCTTTGTATAAAAATCAGTATTGGAAAAAAATTAAAGGAGACGACTTACCATCTGGTTTAGACTTTTTTTGTTTTGATTGGGGTGTTAATTCAGGAACAAGTCGTAGCGCCAAAGCTTTACAAGGTATTATCGGTGCAACACAAGACGGCGGTATAGGACCTAAAACATTAAAGATGCTTGCAGAACACGATGCAAAAGAAGTCCTACATAAAATGCACGATAAGCGTCAAGGGTTTTATGAAGGATTGTCAACATTTGATACATTTGGTAAAGGTTGGACAAGGAGAAATAAAGAAGCGTTAGAAGAAGCTCTACAACTAATATAGGAAGTACTATGCCTCTTAAGAAGTTATTATTTAAATCTGGAGTTAATAGAGAAAATACTCGTTATACTAATGAAGGTGGTTGGTTTGAGTGTAACAATATACGGTTTAGACAAGGCACTCCTGAAAAAATTGGTGGGTGGACCCGTATAAACTCTTCAACTTTTGATGGTATTGCCCGATCATTACATAACTGGATTACTTTATCAGGACAAAATTTAATAGGTGTAGGTACTAACCTTAAATTTCTAATAGAAAACGGGGGAGCTTACAATGACATTACCCCTGTGCGTAGTACAACCTCATCAGGAGACGTAACATTTAGTGCGTCTAATACAACTTTAAGCGCTAATGTAAGTTCAACAAGTGCAACAACTATAGCTATAACTGATGCCACGGGGTTTCCAATAGCAGGGAAAGTGTTAATAGGCAGTGAGATTGTAGATTATACAGGTATTACTGACAACACGTTGACAGGTTGTACACGAGGAGCCTCTAAGCTTGTAGACGACGTGGCTACTAGCACAACAGCGGCAACACATAGTTCTGGAGCCGCAGTAACATGTTTTACTATACTTGTTACAGATGCTGCTCATGGAGTTGTTGCAGGAGACTTTGTAACATTTAGTGGAGCTGCTTCACTAGGAGGTAATATTACTGCTACTGTTTTAAATAGAAATTATCAAATAGAAGCAGTAGAGACTCCAGATACTTACACAATTCTTGCTAAAAGTTTTAGTGACAGTACATTAAAATTTACTAATGTTGCATCTACTTCTTCAGATTCTGGCAACGGCGGTAATAGTGTTGTAGCAACTTATCAAGTAAGTACAACTGCAGCATCTGCTACAGAAGTCCGAGGGTGGGGCGCAGGTGCTTGGGGGTCAGGTCCTTTTGGTACTGGTGAAACAAGTACAGAAGATTTTAGATTATGGACACAAAGTAATTTTACAGAAGACTTAATCTTTGGACCAAGAGGAGGTCGTTTGTATTATTGGGATGCAAGCGTAGATTCTCCTTTAGAGACAAGAGCAGTTGAACTTAGCACTCTTGCAGGGGCATCTAATGTACCTACCGTTCAAAACGGAATATTAGTTTCTGATGTAAGTAATTTTGTGTTTTGTTTTGGCGCTAATATATACGGATCTACTACTCAAGACCCTATGCTTATACGTTGGTCAGATATAGAAAGTGCTGTAAATTGGGAGGTTACTGCTACTAGTCAAGCAGGGTTTCTAACATTATCTAAAGGAACGGAGATAGTTGGAGCAAAACAAGGTAGACAAGAAATTCTTATTTGGACTGATTCCGCTTTGTATGCTTTACAGTATGTAGGAATAGATTCAGGTGTGTGGAGTTCTCAACTTATTGGTGAAAAAATATCTATAGCTTCTCAAAATGCTATGGTTACCGCGGGGGGCGCAACCTATTGGATGGGTAAAGATAAGTTTTATCAATATGATGGACGGGTGCAAACATTACCATGTGATTTACGTAAACATGTTTTTACTGATTTTAATACTGAACAATATACTCAGGTGTTTGGTGGTAGTAATGAAGGATATAATGAAATATGGTGGTTTTATTGTTCTAGCAGTGCCACTAATATTGATAAATATATCGTGTACAATTATGTAGAAAATATTTGGTATTATGGGTCTATGGCACGGTCTGCTTGGCTTGACTCAGGACTTCGTAACTTCCCGCTAGCAGCCACTTACAATGGAGTGCTTGTTGATCATGAGAATGGTATAGATGATAATGAAACAGGCACTACAGCGGCTATATCTTCGTTTATTACTTCAGCAGAGTTTGATTTAGATGATGGACATCAGTTTATGTTAATGTCTCGTGTAATACCTGATGTATCTTTTGAGGGGTCCACTGCTGATAGTCCTGTTGTAACAATGACATTTTTTGGTTTGGGGTCTTCAGGTTCAGGATACAACAACCCCGCGTCAGAAAGTGGTGTGAATACAGGCACAATAACACGTTCAGCTACATCTCCTGTAGAGGTCTATACAACGCAAGTACACACACGAGTTCGAGGTAGGCAAATGTCTTTAAAAATAGAGTCAAGTGCTACAGGAGTTCAATGGCAGTTAGGCGCTCCAAGACTTGATATGCGTCCAGATGGGAGGCGCTAATGACTACAGAATATAAAGTAGAGTTTCGCGCACCTGCACTACCTTTTCCTCCTGATGAATATGATAAGTTGTATGTAAGTGAATTTAACGCATTATTACGTATATATTTTAGTCAAATAGATAATACATTACGTGACACTGCTATTGTAAACAGATCCGAAGCACAAGCGTGGTTTTTTAGCTAATGGCAAATACGTATACAAATGCAAAAGCAGATCTAACAAGCACAAGTGTCACAACACTTTACACCTGTGCAACGTCTACAACTGCTATATTTAAGTCTATACTTGTATCTGAAGACTCAGGTAACGCAGATACTATAACTGTTACTTTGACTAATGGCACTAGTGTGTTTAGTTTATTTAAAACAAAGTCTATTAGCGCAAATGCTACAACAGAGCTACTTACTGCACCTCTTGTTGTTACTGCAGGAGAAATAATAAAAGTAACTGCTGCTACTGCTAACAGGTTACATGTTGTTGCTAGTGTATTGGAGTTAACATAATGGCAAAAGTAGGCGACTTTAATTTTTGGTCAGGAAAACCAACGACACAAGAAGACATAGACAAACAAAATGCAGCTTTAGCTCAAATAGCAGAAAGTAATCCAGATTTAGATTTAAGTAGTTTTGGTATTGGTCCAAGCGAAGATTTCCTAACTGCAGGAGCAGCAGTAACAGAAAGACTAGAGGAAGAACAGGCAGAGGCGACGAGGCTAGCGGAAGCACAAGCGGCAGAACAGGAAGCGGCTCAAGCAGAGGCAGACAGGTTACAAGCAGAAGCAGATAGGTTAGCAGCGGAGGCAGAAGCAGCAATACAAAATGCAGAAAATGCTTATGAAACAATGCTTTCAGCCCCTGGCACAGGACAGTTTACAGGACCTAATATAGATGGGACTGCAGGATATATTGACCCTAATATAACTCCAGAACAAGTAACAGAAACACAAGAAGCCCAACAAAATTATACAGAAGCGCAGACGACGGCAGATACATTAGCAGCTCAAGCAGAACAGGCAACAACGGCGGCAACTCAAGCAGATGCAATAGCAAACCCACCTTATAACACTGATATTTACGAAAAAAATGATGGGTATTGGTACTACCAAGACGAAGACGGTAATGAGATTGATATAGGCACTCGTAACGAAGACAGAGCTGCGGGGATGTTGGATAACTATGAAGAAGTTGTTAATGAAAATTTAACTCCCCTAACAGATACAAGTGCGTATATGGATGAAAACGGTGAACCTAGAGAAGGTTATAGATTTGGTGAAGATGGCACGGTCTTTAAAGATGTAGGTAAAACTTGGGCGCAAGTTTATGTGAACGAAGATGGAGAAAATGTAGAAAAAGATACGGGTAGAACAAAATTTGAACACGCAGTAGATTGGGAAAAAGGCGCAGAGGGCGAAAGAAACGAAGGTCTTGGCGGTGCTATAAATAGGTTTATTGATAGTGGTATAGGAAAAGGATTTCTTGCTATTGCTTCAGGTGGGTTATCTGTGCCTTATACAACTGCAGCAACAGTGCTTAAAGGTGTATCAGACGGAAATCTTAATGCGTTTCAAGCTTTTACAGGGTTGGGTGGTTTTACTACTTTAACAAACAACATAATTAAAGATTTACCAAACATATTAGGAACAGAACCGCCACAAGAATTAATTAACACTATTAAAGGTATTGGATCAGGAGCAACGACGAAAGACATAGTGTTGGGCGCTATTGGTATGGATGAAGCTATAGATAATATTGGTAAAGAAATAGCAAATGCCATAGGACAAGAAGCAGGTTTTTCTTCAGACGTTATCGATGGGTTCGCAAACACCATATCAAATCTAACTAAAGGACAAGATTTAGATAACGCCATAGGAAATGCAATGACGACTTTTGCAACAACTCCAAAAGAAGAAATAGAAAAGAACATAGATGTTGATGTTGAAGGGTATCAACAGCTTGCCGAATCCTTAGAAGAAGCAGGTTTAACTGGTGTGGGTGATTTGGGAGATACAGGTGCAACAACACCTACTACTGACGAAACAGAACAATTTGCTACTGCAGGAGGAAAAAGTGGAGATCAAGTAGACACTGGAAGTATATTTTACCCACCCGACGTAGATACAGACCCTCTTTCTCAACCTGAAGGAGGTGACTCTATAGCAGACCCTACAACGGTAACGGCTGAAGATGATGCACCTGTAATAAAAGATCCAGATACACTAGAGTCTCCCGCAGATGCTACAGATGCACCTGTTATAAAAACAGCAGAAGAAGAATTAGAAGGATTAGGGTTAACTGATGGCGCTCCACCTCTTAGACCAGATGCGCCCAATTATGAAGATTTGTACGGACCTCTTTATAGTGAAGCTGCCGATAACTCACTCACATTTAAAGGTACGGACGTTAAGGATTATGTTAACAAGTTAGCAGGAAGTGAAAGTAGCAATAATTATCAAGCTGAGTATGAAGATAGTCAAGGAAGACGTTTTGTAGGATTACTACAATTTGGGCAAGATAGAATTGATGATTATAATAAAGACAATAATACTAATATTACTTTAGATGAATTTAAAAATAACAATGAGTTACAAGATACAGTTAACGCATGGCACATAAATGATATTGATGAACTTTATGATAGTTTAGATAGAAATACAGTACTCGATGCAGGAGTAACTAAAGATGGTTTTCGTGCTATGGCACATCTTGGAGGGCGAACAGGCGCAATAAATTTTATAAACACTGGGGGCGAATATAATCCAGATGATGAGCTTGGTACTACTCTTTCTGCATATAATGACAAGTTTGGCGGGGCGTTTGTTGTACCGACTACACCTTTATCTATTTCAGACGCAGAAGATACAATAACAAGTTTATTTCCTGGGCTTGATGACGAAACTTTTGATGCAATGGTGGGAGCCGCAACAAATCCTGAATTAACTTATGAAGAAAGATCAGCCGCATTTGATGATATTGTTAAAGAAACACTAGGTGATCCTGATTCTTCTTTAGGTGGAACAGAAGATGTATTTTTTACTGATGAGCCTGCAACATTGTCTGATGATATTGGGGTAGATAATGTTCTTTCTACTGCTATTCCTGGTACTGGGGAAGGTTTTGAAGACGATAAAACAATAAAAGAATATTTTGAAAATGCAGGGAAAAATATTTCTAATGTTGAAGATTTTCTATCAGACGCTTTTGGTGCTAAAGCTGAACAAGAAGCAAGTAAACCAGAAGAATACCTTGACACTATAAAAGATGCTTATAGCACACTTTCTAACGCAATTGTACCTTCTGCAGAAGGAGCTGTGTTTGCTGCTCCTTTATTAGCTCCTGTTATGACACCTGCAGTTCAAGCACTTTTAGCAGCGGCAACCGCTATAACTGGAGCAATAGTTACTTCAGAAGTAATTGATGGGGTTCGACAATATTTTGCAGATGGCAAACCTATAGACGCAGCCACATTACAACAAGTCACTACTACTTTTCCTGAATCAGGCACATACGATGAAATTGGACCTCTCATAACAGGCACAGGTTTCGATGACTCTGGTGTAGACGAGTTTGCAGGTATGTTTACTGACGCTACTGGAAGTCCATATATAGAAGGTACAACTATACCTTACGCATCTCAAGCCGCCGCTGATGGCGCAAATATTATGGCAGGTACTGGTCCAAAAGTGGTTGATGATCTAGATATAGATTTAACAGGATCAGGCGCAGGAACGGGAGCAACACTTACAGATATAACGGGAGATGATGCACCTGTAATAAAAGATCCAGATACATTGGGGACACCTGCGGGAGCGGGTACAACACCTGTGATAACAACTACTAAACCAGAAATTACTGACGAAACTGATCAGTTTGCAACCGCAGGTACGGGTACAACACCTGTGATAACAACTACTAAACCAGAAATTACTGACGAAACCGATCAATTTGCAACTGCAGGTACGGGTACAACACTCGCAGGTGACACAACAACAGAGTTAATAAATGCAATAACTAGCACTGATGGAGAAACAATCGGGCAAGGCGATACAGATATAGGCGCAGGAGCAGGAGTAGGTGCAGGAGTTATAGGTACAGGAGACGTAACAACAGGTACAGATACTACTACGGGTACAGGTGAAGATGTTATCACAGGTACAGATACTACTACAGGTACACAGACAGGTACACAGACAGGTACAGATACTACTACAGGTACACAGACAGGTACACAGACAGGTACACAGACAGGTACACAGACAGGTACAGATACTATTGCAGATACCACAGTTGGAGAACCCGTAATTCCTCCTATATTACCTCCCGCAGTGCCTCCCGTTACACCTCCTGCTGATCCTGTAATAGAAACTGAAGAAGAGGAAGAGAAAGAAGAGGAAGATCCTGTAGATGAAATTAGAAATATTTTATATGGGCAACAAGTAAAAGTAGAACCGTCAGGCGTTGCAGATATAGGTGATCCTTATGATTTTAGCAGTATATTTGGTAACAGAGAACAACAAAACAGGTTTACTGGCACTTCTCCCTATGGTACAACAGACCAACTACTTAACTTTTTAAGGAGTATTTCTTAAATGCTATCTAGTTTTTTTGATTTTATTGGCGATGTCGGGGGTAGTTTATTTTCTACCGATGGCAAATTAGATCCTGGTAAACTTGCGGGTATTGCGGCGTTATTAGGCAGTCCTGGTGGTTTTAATTTAGCTCCAGGGCTTTTTGGTCGTCCAGATCAACCTGTGGGGTATCAAGGTAGTGTACCAAACTATACTGCTGTTCGCCGTCGTGTGCCAATTACGAATGATCCTAATCGTCGCCCAGGAAGTGGTGGACGGCGTTACTTTACAGATATGCAATATGCAACAACACCTGAATCAAAACCTATAACATTAGAAGAAGCACAAGCAGCGGCAGAAAAACAAGTAGAAGAATTATCGCTAGCACAAACTCCAAAAGGAATAAGTTCTGTTATACCTTCTACTGCACCTCCTTCTTCTCCTATTGCACCTCCTGCTCCCGCGTCTGCTGTAATTGAAAATATGCCTGTACCAACATTTTCTGCTAAACCAATACCTAGTTCTAACGATATTAAAATGGGTACAGGAAGTTCAATCCCACCTGTTGCTATCCCTCAACAAAATGTAGAAACCCCAAGAACACAGGGTAGGGCAAAGGCATCAACGTCTCCCGCGTCTGCTGTAATTGAAACTATGCCTGTGCCAACATTTTCTGCCATGGATCTTATAAAACATCAACAAGAGCTTCTTAATAATCCTGAAAAATTACAACAAGAGCTGATAGAGGCAGGGGTCAAAACTGTTGAAACTTCTCCAAGTGACGATTTAGACTTTATAGTTGATCAAGCTATTTCTGATTTTCAATCAGGTAAAGGTGGTACAGGAAGTTCAATTCCATATAGTGGGGGTATTATGGAGAGTGTTATGCAACAAAATGAAGAAACCCCAAGAATAGGTATGTCAGCGGGTGGTATAGCTAGCGCACAAGAACAAGCTAGAAAAGATGCAGAAGCTCTTGGTATAACGATTGATGAGTATTATGCGCTACCTCTTAAAGAACGTTTAGGTTTAGCCGCAAAGGATATTAAAGAATTAGCTGACCCATCTCTTGGAGATGCACGAAATCTCGGTATTTTATCACTTCCTAAACCTAAACCTACTGCTCCTACTCCTGAAATAACTCAAGAAAATTTACCTAAATATCAACCTCCTGCTCCTCAAGAAACTACAACAGCAAATAGACCTGAAAGTCTTACTTTAGAAGATCAAATAGGTATTAATCGAGGAAGAATGACCACATATCCTACAGGTGCAGGTATCGGTCCTGAGATGCGAAACGAAGATTTTATGTCTCAATTAGAGTTAATTTTACAAGGTGTTCCTAAAGATACAACTATTCCCCCTGCTACATATCAGGGTCGTGGAGCGCCACCTAAACCACCAAAGCCAAAGATAGGTGATTTTAAAGGTTCTTTAAATAAAGATAATGCTTTTAGAAAAAGACAAAAAGAAAGAAGAGAGTGGGATAAAAAGTACGGTGACATGTATAATGATGATGGCACTTTAAAAATTAACAGTGAAGGCATTTTAGAACAATTATTACAAATATTAGGTGGAGGTTTTGGTAGAGGTGTAAATAAAGACGCAAGAGGTTTGGCAAAGGGTGGTATGTTAGACGGTGCAACAGATGGTATGGCAGATAAAGTCCCTGCTATGATAGATGGTGAAGACCCTGCAGCTTTAAGTGACGGTGAATATGTTATAACCGCAGATGTTGTAGGTCATTTAGGTAACGGTAATTCAGACGCAGGAGCTAAAGTTTTAGACGATTTTATGGGCGATGTGCGTATGGCTAGAACGGGTACAAAAAAACAAGCCCCAGAAATAAACCCTCAAAAGTTTTTACCGAAAGTGTAGGAGACAGATATGGAAGATGATGGTCTAAGTGTAAATACAGAAGGAACTCAAGCAGGTACTCAAGTAGGCACGGAGTCGGCGTTAACGACTTATGCAGGTCCTTATGTTACAGAAATGATGGGCAAAGGAGCAGCATTAGCTGATACTCCTTATGAAGCTTATGAAGGACCTTTGACAGCAGGTGCATCTGATTTACAAACAACAGCTTTTGAAGGTATTGGTAGTTTAAATATTCCTACAGATACTATGGGAACCTACGCACCTACAGAGTTTACTGCTGAAGCAGCGCAAGGACTTATGAACCCATATCTTATGGCTGCACTAAACCCACAGTTAGAGGAAGCAAGACGGCAATCTGACATAGAAAGACAGAGATCTGCAGGTCGATTGTTACAGGCGGGGGCTTTTGGTGGGGGTCGTCAAGCTGTGATGGCTGCAGAAAACCAAAGAAATTTATTACAAAATCTAGCGGGTATTACAGGAGAAGGATACAGAGATGCTTATGATAAAGCAATGGGGCAGTTTAATGTACAACAAGATAGAGCCTTAGATGCAGCTACGAAAAGAGATCGATTTGGGCTTGATGCTTTAGACATGCAATTAAGTGCAGGAGAAACTCAAAGAGATATAGAACAACAAGGAATAACTGCTGACCAATTACAATTTATAGAAGAAAAAATGTTTCCGTATAAACAAGTTCAATTTATGCAGTCTTTATTACAAGGATTACCTCTTGAAACACAGGCGTATACGTATTCCCAACCAACAGGATATGAACAGTTAACTGGGGATGCAGGTAAATTAATTGAACTTTTTGAAGAATTTGCTAAACAATATCCAGATGCGTTTGGTAGTGGAGATTCACCTCCTGATCTTAGTGGAGATTCTTTAAACGAAGGGCAGTCTGGCGTTGGCGCAAGTACGTATACGTAAGGAGTTAATATGGCTTTAGGATTAGGAAGTTTAACATCAGAACTTGATAAAAAAGAAACTGCTTTTCAGTCGTTACCTCAATCTGAGTTAATGAAAAAGAGACAACCTGTTAAGCCTAGTGGACTACCTAGAAGTCTTGGAGAGGCTTTAGTAGCAGAAAAAGTTCTTAATGATAAAGCTGCCACGGCTAGAGAAATGTCCCTCTCAATGCAAAGTGACCCTAGAACTGTTGCACAACAAAACGAAGCTGAGTTACAAAACAAAGCGCAACAAGAAGTTATGCAGGCAATAGCAGGAGTTTTACAAAACAAAGCTAAAAATGCACAAAAAAATATGCAACGTATAAGAAATCAAGGCATAACTAGAGCGCCTGTGCAACGAAGACAATTTGCGGCTCAAGGTGGTATTGTTGGGTATCAAGATGGTGGATTTTTAGATAGATTTAAAGATAAAGAAACTGGAATGTATCGTCTCCCAGGAATGGCAGGTTTAGACCGTTATATTGAAGAAAACCCACTTGAAGCTGCAGGATATGGGTTACTTGCTAATCCTATTGCGCGAGGAGGACTTGGATTTTTAAGAGGGTTAGGGGGTACAAAATTAGGACAAAAAGTATCAAGTGGTTTTAAAAATTTATTTACTAAAGAAAAAACACGTCCTAACCCTAAATTTATTGGTCCTGGAAAACGAACAGTTAGACCTGGGGCAGTAGCAGGGACAGCAGGTATAGGAGCATTAGTAGCAGATAAACTTTTAAAACCTGGAGATTCTACTCCTGTAGAAGAAACACCTGATTCTATTGAAGCACCCGTAACACCAGAGACACCAACAAGTACAGGTGGGGGAAAAGAAAAAGAAAGAGATTTAAGTAGACTTATTTATCTTTTGCGTGGAGGAACAGGTCGTGATTATGACCAACAAGAATTTACCAATAAAATACAACAAGACACACTTATTGCTAAACAAGAACTTAACAAAATTAATTCAGTAAATGTATTACAGAACCGTTTAACTCAAGTAAATGCTGAAATTGCAGCGTTGCAAACACAATTATCTGACACTCCAACAAATCAGGCATTGAGAAAAGCAGATGCGGAACTTCAAGAAGCGATAGAGGACGGTAAAGATACAACAAAAATACAAAAAAGAGTAAATTTATTAAGACTTTCATCTGCCGCTGAATTAGAACGTTATGCTGATCCAATGAGTAGTGGAGATGTAGGGTTGTTAGTTCAACGAAAAGAACTACAAGCAAGAGTTAGACAGTTGCAACAGGATCTAATGACCGATCCAATGGATGCTGTAGTTGCAAGAAATACATAGTGAGGGATTAAAATGGCTTCACTTGACCAACTTAAAACAGCGTTAAGAAACGCAGAAGCTAGAGGTGCAACACAAGATGCAGCGCTATTAGCTAATGCTATAAAAGAACGTACACCTGCACCTGCAAGAGATAGAGCCGCCGAAGAAGCTGCTAGAAATTTACAACTTTCTCAACTTCAACCTGGGGGTATTGGTCAAGGCATTGCAGAATTTGGTAAAGGTATTCTTGGTGGGGCTGCGGGTATATTAGAAACAGGAGCTATTGGAGCAGCAGATTTTCTTGTCCCCGATGCTTTTGATGATCCTGTAAGAGAAGGTATACAAGGCGCTTTCGATGTAATTCAAGAACCTCTAGCCCCCCGTGCAAATGTAGGCGTAGGGGCATCTGCTATACCTCGTAAGTTTGGTGAAGCACTTGGTTCTTTTGGAGGTATACTTGGAGCAACTCTTGTTAACCCTGCAGCAGGTGGTACATTAGCTGTAACCGCAGGTATGGGTGAAGCTGTTGAAAGAGCAAGAGAAGAAGGAGCAACTCCTGCAGAACGAGCTAGAGCTTCTATACTTGGAGGGGTTGTAGGGGCTTCTGAACTATTACCTGTAGGTTTGTTACTTGGTAGGTTTAGTAAAAATGTAGGTAAAGAACTTAGTACTAAATTAAAAGATAGAGGTGTACGTGTACTTGAACAAGCAGGGGTTGAAGGATTTCAAGAATATGCAGCTAATGTAGGTCAAAATCTTATTGAACAAGGTATATACAACCCAGAACAAGGTACGTTTACAGGTTCTGGAGAAGCATTTGGCTACGGCGCAGGTGTAGGTGGTTTTGTACAAGCTTTTGCTGAGATGATTGCACCAAGGGTTCGTGCTAGAGGCACACCACCTCCCGCAGAAGAAACTGATATTACAGAACAAATACAAGCTTTAGATCAAGAAAAACCTTTAGCATTACCTGCACCGCGTCCTGATATTGGACGCGAATTGTATCCCGACTCTCCAACATCTGCTACAAATCTTCAAATAGCACCAACAAAAGCAATAACAGATCAAACTCTTGCAACTCGTGCGCAAGAAAAAATAGCAGAAAAAACCGCAAAGCCAAAACGTAAATCTGAACTTGAACCACAGGCTGCAATAGTAGACCCCATAAAAAAATTAGAAGGTCCTAGAAAACAATTACCTGCACCGCCAAACATTGTTGTTGACCCAGAAGGTACAGCAAGAACCGCAAGAGAAACAGTAGAAACAAAAAAACAAACTGATGCAAGGTTAGCAGCGGAACAAAAAATAGAACAAGATAAGATAATAGCAGAACAAGAAGCTAAAGAAACTGCCGCCGCTACGTTTGATACTCCTCCATTAGAAGTTATACAAGGACGGCAACGGCTTGTTTCTAATATGAGACGTAAAGTTGTAGAAGATGCTACTATAAAAAATAAAGAACAACTTCTTAGTACGTTTGATCAACTATACGCAAATCCAATAGGTGCAAAGGGTGTAGTACCAGAAGATATTTTTAATGAGGTAATTACAGCCGTTAAGAGAGAAACGCAAGACAAGGCTACTAAAGCTCAAATAGACACGTTATTTAAAAATGTTAACGTAGATGATTTGTATAGAAAGACAGGTGAGGCAGAGTATGTAGGAAGTTTAATAGACGCAGGACCTGCACCCGCTGCATCAGTAGAACCTGTGGCTGCGCCAGTAGAAACAGAGGTTGAACCTGTGAGGCGCGGTGCTAAAGCAACTGTTCAAGATGTAAGACCTGCACCTGTGAGGCGCGGTGCTAAAGCATATACTCAAACTGAAATAGATAAATTAAAATCTACGTACCCTATTACCCCTGAAGACATAAAAGCAGAAAAAAATAATGTTGCCCGTGCTAGGTTGTCAGGACAACGTGCAAAAGCTATGAGCGTTTTTCAAAAAGCCGTTGGGAAAGAAAAAACTACAACTTTACAAGAAGAACTAAGAAAACAACTTCCTAGAAAGACAGGTTCAGATACAGTAAACATAGAAAGATTTTATAGAGACAATCCTAACCTTCTTAGTCAGCAGCCAAGCGAGTTAGAAATTGAACGAACTGTTAAAAGAAAAGAAAGACAACGAAAAGTATTAAGTGAACTTGCGGTCAAGAAAATTAAACTTGATGCTCTTGCAGATAAAAAGACAGACAAAGACCCAAAAGTTAACGCAACTATGCGTAAAGCATTAGACAAAGAGTTTGATGCTAACAGTCCTGAGATATTAGTTGAAGCAGCAAAACGATGGGTAGGACGACGGACAGATTATAAAACTCCTGATGCAACCACTAATTTAGATAAAGGTAAAGTTGTTAACTTAAGAAAAGAAAAGTTAATAGAGTATACTCCTGACGGAAAAATAAAAGATAGAAAACAAACATTTTCTCCTAAAGTATCAGCGGCTTTATATTTTAGTAAATACAGACAACCCACGGATGCAATCATAGCAATGGTGCATGACAAAGAGTTTGGAAATAAAAAGTACGAACCTTCTAAATCTTTACCCGATACAGATAATGTTCTTTTTGCAGGCACGGGTAAAGTTCGTGCAGCTTCTGCTCTTGAGTGGGTAAGAGCCAATATGAGCGAAGAAACAAATGCGTTTATTACTAGACAAGAAATAGAACAAAGTAAAACTGCAGCAGAAACAACTGCTTTTGAAGGCAGTAAAGAAGATCGTATTGTAAAAGAACGTAAAGAAGAAGCGGCTAAACTTAAAAAAGTAAATGAAGCCGCCGCACTTGAAAGAAAACTACTTGAGGAAGACACGCAACGAGACGCTCGTGCAGCTCTTAGAGATTTTGCCGTGTTTGAAGAAGAGATGTCTAGTGCGTATAAAGGCAAACCACTTAAAAACTTTAGCTTAACCACAGACGCTGTAGTTTTAGATATACCTATGCACCCTGTTGTAAAAGCCTCGCTTATGGATGGCGATTTAAGAGGCGCTCTTGCAGGGTTGCAAACAACAAGTCCAAACGCGGCAATACAAAAACTTGCAGGTACTCTACTAAACAATGTTGGTTCAACCAAACTACAGATTGTAAATAAGCTTGGTAAAGGTAGAGCAGGTATATTTAGTCCAACTACAAACACTATAAAGTTAGACTCGGTAGAAGGCATTAATGTACACACGTTGCTACATGAAATGACACACGCTACGGTATCTGCAGAGATAAAAGATAATTCTCAGTCAAGCCCAGTTGTAAGTCTAAAGAAAATATTTAATCAAGCTGTAGATAGATTAGACACAGTATATGGTACACAAAACATTGACGAGTTTATGTCTGAAGCAATGAGTAACCCTCAGTTTCAAGAGAAACTTTCAAAGATAATAACAAAAGACTCTAGTTTAACTTTACTCCAAAGATTTAGACGTGCCATTGGAAACATACTAAGACGCATAACAGGCAGACCACTGGTATCATTAAACTCAGACGCACTTACAGAAGTAAACAGCATCTTTGAACAACTTGTTGCCCCTGCACCTAAGTATCGAAATGCAGGAGACCTAGAGCTACTGACTACTAGTAAAAAAAAAGTAAATGAATTAGCTAACGGAATTACCAAAGGATATTATGATTTTGGTAACACTGCTAGAGGTAAACCTTTAAGTGGTTTTTTAGATGCAGTCGGAGGTTTATTTAATAGTATTGGCAATGAAGGAGCTAAGTTTGTAGGGTTTAAAGTACTACCGTCTCAAGGACTAGCCGACGTTGCCTCTTACTTTGGACTTGAAAATGTACAACGCATACACGAGGCGTTTGAAAAACAACAGGGTGCAGTAAACCAAGCAGAGAAACCTCTTGATGGCACGTTGACAAACCTACGAAATTGGAAAATTGCTAACCCAACTTTAGCAAAAACTTTTGATGATGTGGTGTATAAAAGCACAACACGGCGTGTTGACCCCTCGTTGGATAAAGAAACTTACATGAACAAAGACGGTTCTTCTAAAACAGATAGAGATGGTAATGCTGATCTATTAGATACGTGGGTAGCATTTAATGCTGAAAATGGAGATTGGACTAAACTAGGTGAAAGTGGTCAAGCACAATACAAAGCTATGCGTGATACCTACAAAGAATTATATAAACAACTGCAAGAAAGTATATTTACTAAAATAGCTTCACCTGACTTAAACCTATCAGAAAAAGATAAAGATTTTTTACGTAACGATGTGTTATCAAATTTATTTAAAAAAGAATTAATTGAACCGTACTTTCCTTTAACAAGAGAAGGTGACTATTGGTTAACCTACGAAACAAATGCGGGTGAGTATGTAGTCCAAGCGTTTGAAACCCCTGGCGCGGCTAGAAGAACACGTAGAGACGTGTTGGCAACAGGTAAAGTAAAAGAAGAAACAATAGCAGAATTTACAAAATTTGAGACTATGACTTTTGACAAAACTCCTTCAAAAGGGTGGGTAGGTCAGACAATAAAAGTATTACAAGATAATAATGTAGAGACTTCTGTACAAAACGAAATAATGCAAATGTTTGTAAGAGCTTTACCCGAATCGTCGTTTGCTAAATCTATGCAAAGTCGGGGAGATAAAGCAGGGTATATTGAAAATAGTGAACTTGCGTTTCAAACAAAAGCGTACAATCTATCACGGCAGATACAACAAATGCGCTCCTCAGATTTATTACGAGACGAGCTTCGTAACTTAGCAGAACAAGTTGAGTTAAAAAACAAAGGAGATGAAAACCAACCTTCTGCTGATAATCTTTTAACTTTGAGGCGCGATGCTAATGCAAGTGGCGATAAAACAAAAATTGATGCTATTAATAAAAAGATAGCAGATTACGAGAAAAAATATGGCAAGCTACTAGGTTCAAGAGACGCAAAAATATTATTAGATGAAATAGAAACACGAGTTAATTTTGCAATAAACCCTCCTAACAACGTGTATGAAAGAGTTGCACAGAATGCAAACAGGATAGCTTTCTTAGGCACTATTGGATTTAACGTATCGTCTACCGTTGTTAATACGGTGCAGATACCTACCGTTGTTTACCCTGCACTCGCAGCGAAGATTGGATTTAAACGAGCAGGGACAAACTTAAAGATTGCAGGCAAACTCTTTACAGGAGCAGGGTTTGACCACCGCATACCCGCATATGGCACTGATGAGAGTGTGAGAACAGGTTCTCGGTTTGGAATTAATAAGTTTGGAATTAAAACTGGGTATACAAAAGCAATAACAGCCCCATCTATAGACAATTATTTTATAGCAGATGTAGAAGGAAACTTAACACTACGTGACGACATGAATATTGACGACAAAGATGTGTACTATGTCAACGCAGTCAATAAAAAATTTACACAAAAACAATTTTTAGAAATGATGCAACCCTTTGTACAAGAAGTATCTAATCGTGGACTACTTAACAGATCATTAATATTTGACACGCTTGGATCAGAAATATCTGGCAAGGCTCAAGGTAATATAGTTTCACGACTTTATGATAGACTAACAACATACTCTGCACTTCCGTTTCATACAACAGAACGCATGAACCGTCAGGTAACACTTGTAGCTTCTTACTTAACTGAGATGGATAGACTTGCTACTAATCCAAATCCTAACACTAACGAGAAAGACCTAACAGACGGGCAGATAGCAACACAAGCCATCAACACGGCTATGTACGATACACAACAAACTAACGGCGGCGCTACACTAACAACTGCTCCGCGTATTGCACAACAAAACATAGGTCGTGTGGCTATGATGTATAAGACGTTTGGTGTGCAGATGTACTACACTCAAGCAAAGACATTCTTAAAAATGATAGGTATGGAGAAAGACCCCTATCTCAGAAAACAAGCTACAAAACAATTCTGGGCTACTCAAGGTTTTGTGATGGCACTTGCAGGGGTACAGGGACTTACAATGTACGGAATTATAGCAGGTCTGTACAACTTGTTTGTAGATGATGACGAAGAAACCTTTGAGACACTGACACGTAAAGCTATTGGAGAAGGTTTCTTTAAGGGGGGTGTTAACGCTACGACAGGATTGTTGGGTGCAGAAGTAGACGTAGCTGCACGTATCGGACTATCTAATTTAATACTTGGCTCTAACCGATACAACTTTGATCCATCTGTAGAAAAAGACATCGTACAAATGTTTGGTGGGGTTGCATACAGTTATGTTTCTCAAATTGCTAGAGGTGTTAAAGATATATCAGAAGGTGAGTATCAACGTGGTATAGAAAACATTTTACCTGCGGCGTTTAGAAATCCTGCAAAAGTTGTAAGGTTCGTTCAAGAAGAAGGTATACGAACACGTAGAGGAGACTTGATCTTTGACGATATGAATTTTGGATTGTATGCGGCACAAGCATTAGGATTTGCACCTGCGGATTACACACTCAAACAAGAGATGAGCCAAGATACTAAGAAGATAGATAAAGCAGTAAATGCCACACGTAGTAAATTACTAAAACAATACTACTTAGCTAGACGTACAGGCGATATGGACGGTGTGTATGAAGTTGCAGATAAAATGGACGAGTTTAATAAGAAACACCCTGATGCCAAGATAACTAAAGAGACTATTGACAGGTCGATGAAAACTCACATGCAAACTTCTAAAGACATGGTTGATGGTGTTACCGTAAGCCCCCTCATGCGAAGAGCGTTAGAACAAAGTCGTTCTGAATACGATCAAGGCTTTACATTCTTTTAAAAAGAGACCGCCCGAAGGCGGTCTAGTATGGGAGGGAGAGTGACAGAAATACATCTGTCTTGTCACCCATATCACACAATTCTCCACATGCGAACCCCTAACTTTTTATTTTCTGTACGAACTTGAGTTTCTATCTGCCACCCTTTATCTTTTGCTATTTTTCCCAAGCTATGTAGTGCCGCCTGGGTGTTGATACACAAGATGAACACAGAGGAACCTGTTGTCATACGATCCCAATTAACTATGATACGAACCCCATCAGGGCAAAGATCATCCGTCTTCAGTATCCCCTGTCTTATTCTCATTCTCTACCGAACAATCCACTTGTATTACATGTGTCACAGGCAAGTCCATTTTTGTACCTTTACTTAACCGCATCTTCGTACTTTTAGCACCCAATTTAGTTTTAAGGTCATGCACAAACGAACTATAATTTATCTGTTGTTCACCGCACCAAGCCTTCAACGGTTTTGGTATAAGGTAAGCACGTTTTAAATCTGTCTCATATCGTGCAACAAGTTTAATCCTAGCATTGGCTTCGGGTATAACAAGCTCAGTAACTCCACCTTCCTGTTTACGTAAGTCATCTGTACTTTTTATCCATAACACATTGCTCCAATGCTCGTGTATATAATCATTGAGTGTTTCTTCTACTGATATACTCATATCCTCAACTTGACGTTTGTTTTCTTTTAGTCTCTCTATCGCCCACGCAAATATCTTTTTTGTATCATAAGTAATAAGTCCTGCACGTTTTGCTAACATCAATCCTGTTATAGTAGAAGCAACAAGAACAGACCAGAACCTGTTCTCAGCAGTTAACCCTGCCTTCTTATCGACGGCGGCTTGTACGTTCTCAAAAATTCTTTTAACTTCATCCAGATTGTTCATAACGTATTGGATATAGACCTCACCTGCATGACCGTAGTTGTTCTGTAAGCGAGCGCTAAATACATCAGTCTCTTCCTTAGTATCAAAATATATCTTCTTAACACGACACTCCATTATTCTCTGCGCTTCTGCCTTTGGCATGGCTTTAATAATATTAATACTTTCTATCAAACTTGTATTGCCTGTTGATACAGAAATTAAACTCCATGCTTCACCCCTATATCGTTCTGCGTTACTGCTTGCCGCCATACGCCCTCGTTGCCTACCACCTGTTAACTGATACGCTAGGTTTGAAAGTTCTTTACCTTTAGCGTTTGTAAGTTCGTCCATGTAAAGTGGTAGATTATGGTATACCTCACCCCTGTTCATCTTAGTATTGTAAGTGTCTCTTTCGTGTATAATAAGGTCTACTGGATTACCCCACACAGATGCCCCTGCCGCCATAGCTGTTGTCTTACCTACTCCTGACCCCCCATGCAGATGTAACCCTGCACAGTTGATTGGCGACATAGTCATGAGAGGAGACCCGAACGACGTGCCTACTACAAATTGATGCAACTCAAACCCATCACGATTATAAAAGTTAATTGTTTCTTTCCAATCCTCTAACGTACCTCTTGGTTCAAACAAAGGGAACAACCCTGCTGTTTGTGTAGAAGGTGGGTTAAACTCTATACTGTCTTTACGCACCTCTTTGTTGCCAAGAACAAACCCTTCTAAGTTTTCGTTAGTCCACCCAAACTGTTTGTGTGCTTCATCTGCCACTGTTTGAGATTGTAACTCTGTTACCCATGTTGTTGTATACTGCATTATTTCATCCATCCTTGTTACTGCTATACCTTGCATAGACAGTTGTTTCCTTAATTCTTCTTTTGATGTTACAGAAGTTAACGGAACTGTAAACTCTCTTATACCATCTTTTGGTAAATGAAGTCGCATTACAATAGCTTCCCCAATCTCTGCATCCCGAACACGCTTAACCACATACAAATCATTCTGATATATCTGACGATCCTCGTCTTCACCATCTGCGTTCTTTACTCTTATATACACCCCACCACTTGCACCTCTAAAATAAGGGCTAGGGTAGTTGGGTATATCTTTATGGATAGGAGCTTTCTTAATCGAACGACCCAAAGCTAAAGGGTTTGTAATATTTCCCCAATGTTTACAGGACGTGCATACGTCGGGATTGTATTCATCAAATTTATCACAACCATACGGAGCTTTTATTAAATCAGCTTTTCTTTGCGTTGCTTCTTTTGTGTACCCTTCATGGTTTTTAGATATTATGTGCATAGCTTGCTCTGCATCATTGCAGTATTTTACAATGGATATACCTGCTCTCCACAAAGGCTCAACTATACTCTGTTGGTTTATAATAATATTTTTTATTTGTTCGCACCCTGTGCCTTCTTTGGTTTTAATTACTATAGTTTTAAAGCTATAGTCAGAGTCCCTTATCATTCCTTTTTTAAATGCACTTATTTCCATATCATGGGTTTTAGGTACTTGTGTTATACCCCCACCGAGTGAATCAGAGAACTCACTAAAGTCTAAAGGAGTAGGTAGTCCAGGCACGTATAGCCTAACAGCCCTCGACGTGTTGTGCTTATAGTTGTGAGTGTTGGGTACACGCAGTATTCTTGCACTATCGGCAGTTACAACAGGGTCAGCGTTCAACCCATGTTCCACACATAACTTCTTTAGCTTCGACGCTACAGGCAACCATTCATCATAAGTTACACTATGCGTCAAAGTCCAATATACATGTATACCATACCCTGAGTTCATGAGAACAGGTTTGGGTAAGGTTAGCTTCTTGCAGAATGCCCGCAGAGCTTTGTATGCTTCTTCTTGGCTAGGATAATCTTTACCCTCACCACAATCTAAATCAAGATAAAATGAACTTAAGGATTTTACATTGTCCACCTTGCGAGAGTCCGCAGTTTTAAATGTAGCTAATCCAAAGTAAGTCTCGTAGCCTTCTGCATCTAAGTTGTGAGAAGCGTCTACAACGGCATCTATAGAGTCGTAAAACTTTTGTTTGGTATGTTCTCCCTTGAACCCCAATACAGCATAATAACCACCGCTATCTAACACCCTTTCTAAAAATGTCTTTGTTTCCATAATCTCCACCCATGTTTAAAGACACCACGGCTAGGCATTTAAACACCGAATAGCCGTGGTGAGACAGTATATTAATAATTAGGATTAGTCATCCTTCGGGGCATCGTCCCAATCATCAATAATACCATCTAGGTCATCGTCATCACTCTTGGGTGGAGGAGTTGATTTTTTAACAACCTTCTTTGGCTCTTCGATAGTCTCTTCCTCTTCTACACTTGTATCAAAAGGATTTGACTCATCTTCTATGGTAAAACCATCAACAGTATCGAAAGGATTTCTATCTTCTAGAGGTACATACTTAACAACTTGCACAGCTCTTAATCTAAGATTAACGCTCTGCTTACCCCCAAAGTCATAAGGATTAAATGATACAGCAACATTTACAGTGCTACCTGTCGTAAGTAAAAAATCATCTGGTAATTTTGTACCCTTTGCATCGTACTGCACAGGTTTTTTTGTTATATTATTACTGTACGCACCTTTTAAGTTAGCCTTGTAGGTGTACATACCATCATCATCTTTAACAAGTACGGACTTATCTAATTTAGCCGACCATTTCTCTTTTCTGTTTGCTTGGTAAGACTTAGACATAGCCAGAAATAAATCTTTTGCAACAGATTCACTCATCTTAAATTGTATAGAGTACTCTGCACCATCTTCTAATGCACCGCAGGGCATAGATTTATTTACCTTGTTATCAAAATGATAAGTGGTATTAATCTTAGGCCAAAGAGCCTCTACGTTTTTTATTAAATATATTTCACTCATAATCGCTTCTCCACTTCCTATTTATATATCTTCGTCTAGATCATTAAGGTCTAGATCGTTTTCGGGTGCTATGCCGAGTCGTTTCGCCAAAGCAATTTGTGCCTGTGATAGTTCTACAGGTTCTTCTTCCCACATAACATCTTGCTCTACGTCATCTTGTTTTGTGGGTTTTTCTTCACTCTCTTGCAAACGTTGCTCCACTAATGCGTCGGTAACAGCGTTTAATTTATACCTATAAGTATTTTCTACTTTTAGATAAGTGTGTTCAGGAATAAGTTTTTTCTTTGTCCAAACACGTATGGTAGAACTGGAAACACCTAAGTGTTTAGCCAGTACTTCTCTAGCCACGAAAGGTTCGTTCATTTTTTCCTCACAGAAATTACTACTTCCTTTTCGGTGTTTAGACCGTCAGGAACTTTAGTTGGGTTATCCGTTAGGTATTCTCTCATATTTTTTTGACTTACACGATTTTCAAGAAGTTCTGGAACATCATTTTCTTTTATGAAGTCGTGCATGGCATCCCAATCACTTACCCAATATTTCGTTCTTTCAGACTTAAAGAAAAGACCTTCAACGGTTCTTACGCTTATTTCATTGTTTCTTTCACAATGGTCAAGCATTGCCTGCTTTATACGGTCTAGTTGTCTTGAGAGTTTATCGTCCTCTTCTTTAAACTTTGCGGATAGCAAAGACCGTTCTGCTCGTATTTTTATATAAGTTCTAGTTAATTTATCGGGGGTTATAAATTTTTCACCCATTACTCTCACTCCTGTTATATGTTAGAATAGTACATATAGTGACTAAACTTACGTTAGTCAAGTATTTCTTTATATAAATCGACAAATTTTGCGTGAACGTTAATTCTTTTGTCTAATAACTTGTAAACGTGTTTTTCAACAGCAGAACCTTGTAGTTGTACTACAGTAGATTTATGTTTCTGTCCTGATCTATGTACTCTAGCGTTAGCTTGGTCGTAAGTTTCTAACGAACTCGTAGGTCCCCACCACACGACTGTATTAGCAGCTGTCAACGTGACCCCATGTGCCGCCGCTTGTGGTTGTATAACAAGAACTCTAGGGTCTACGGACTCTTGAAAAGATTTAAATATATCTGTCCTTCTGTGAGCAGGTACATCCCCACGGATAACTTCGGTTGTTATACCTTCGCCTCTCAACTTGTCTGTCAGTATATCAATGACGTGCTTGAAGGGTACAAATATTAATATCTTCTGGCTTGACTCATCAATAACCTCTCGTAAAACTTTATATCGGTGCTTAATATCAAATGCTAGAGTTGAACCTTCGTCTGTATATACAGCCCCTGCGGATATTTGCAGTAACTTATTAAGGCTTACTGCCGCGTTCATAGCAGTAACATGTTCTCCTGTTATATCCATAACCATCTTGTCTTTAAGTTGTTTGTAGTATTTCTTTTGTTGAGCCGTAAGTTCTACCTCTCGTTTAGTAAACACCATATCTGGCAAGTCCAAACATTGTTCTTTCGTAAATCGTATCGCAGGTTGCAACGCTCTAAACACTGTGTTTGTAGCCGTAGGTTTAACTTTCCAAGTAAACTGAGATACTTTGTACATAAGTTGATCTTTAAATGCTCCAAAAAATCTAGGCACTCCAGTAGGGTTTACGAGTTTTGCAATACCATATGCGTCCGTAGGATTTTGTGCGGCGGGAGTTCCTGTCATCATCCATAACCATGTGTCCTCACCAATTAATTTTCTCAGTGTCTTCCATCGTGTCGTCTGTGCATTCTTATAGTGTGTTGCCTCGTCTACAATAATAAGGTCAAACCCACCGTTCTTTATTTCATCTGCTACTATGGCTACACCATCGTAGTTTATAATGACGTATTCTGAGCCTTCGTTAATAATCTTCTTTCTTTTTTCTGATGAACCATGTGCTACAGATACTGTTCTATGGGTAGCAAAGGTAAACAAGTCGTCACGCCATGCACTATCCATGATCGAGAGAGGACATATAATAAGTACGCGATTAATTTGTTTCTGGTTAAATAGATAGTCTGATGCCCATATAGCACTCGCTGTCTTGCCTGTACCTTGCTCGTTAAAACAGAATGCCTTTTTATTTAACGTAAAGAAAGACGCTGTTGTTATTTGATGTTTGAACGGTTTGTGTTTACCTGTCCACTGATACAGTTTTTCTATAGGCGACGGTGCTTTTATATCCAAAGCGTTGAGGCTCACTGCTTCTTGCAATCCCCAGTGTACAACAACTTTATTGTCACCAACATCTTTGCTTTTAGGTATGACACTCGTTACTTTACTAGGATCACGCAGACGTAGCAATAACGCCTTATCGTTTATAATTTGCATCTAACTCTCCCAAGTTATTTATTTCTTTTTCTTCTTATCCTTCTGTCCGTTTCTCGCACGGTTCTTTGAAGGACTTTCTAATCTTGTCCCATCTTTGTTTGACCCACCCTTGGCTAGGGCTTTGTTGTGCGAAACATCTTTACCTTTACGGTTTATGCCTTTCTCATCATACTTACGTCTGGCACGTTGACGTTCCATTCTAGCAGGGTGTTCCCCACGCTCCTTTTGTTTCTTGTATTCTTTCTTGTAAGGTCTAGGTGATTTTGTATATGGCATCAATTACTCCCATTATATACACATTCGATTACGGCACAGTGGCGTTTACATAGACCACTTGGTCTTGCGTTCCATACATCTTCTTTGTACGCAACCTCCATACGATCATAGTTCGCTAACCATTTATCCCACAAAGCAGGTTGCATGTCATCTGTATATTTTTGCTTAATAAGTTTTTTTGCTATAACAAATAACAACCCTGCATGAACTTTTTTTATTTCGGAAAAGTGTTTAAAGGTTGCCATAGCCATTAATTCAAGTTGTCCCTTGTCAGCGTATTGAGCAGACTTACTTGTTTTGTAGTCCACCACCCACGCAGTTTCTTTATCCATAATAACAAGATCAGCAATACCACGCCACCACACATTCTTAGCCTTAAACTCGCAAGGCTCTAGGTCCGCTGTCAAACCCATACGTATCTCTGTCAACTTGTTTCCACGTCTTCTACTTAAGGCTTCTAAGGGACCTCTCATGTAAGAAAACTTGTCAGGCACTGGCTTCCCATCACGAATAAACTCTTCGGCAACAAGGTGAGCTTCCGTTCCATAACGCATAGCTTCAGTGTAAGATTCCTTATAATCTTTAGCTACCTTCATATGGTAGAACTGCTTCGGGCATTGCTCAAAGGATTTAATTCTACTAAATGACCACGGCGCTATGCTCATTGAAAAATTTCAACCTCTTTGGGGAGTTTTAACACACCTTCCTTTATTAACTGATTTACCACACTTCGTGATCCAGAGTTCCAACCGTGCCATAAACCTTGCTTAAATAGTTTGTAGGACATTTTGTTTAATCGCTTAAAATCTTCTGGAGCAGAATCTTTTATTCGTTCTTTTGTTTCTTCCCATGCCTTAAGACAAAGTTTTTCAAATTCTTCTTCATCAAAATTTTTCATATTTTTTCTCTCTTTCTTTTTCTTTTCTTCGTTTCATTTCTTGAGGGCTTCTTTCTAATTTATAATCCATGGTACTTAAACGAACCAACCATTCGTCTGCATCTTTATCTAAAATAGAATTATCAACATAATTAGGGTCGTGAATTGCATGTTGTAAGTCAGCCCACTTTTTTCTCTTTAAAAGTTTTTTAGCTTTTTCTTTTTCTTCTTCATCTGTCATTCACAATCTCCATATGATTTGCCTGTTCCCGACTCACAATTAATCGGTAAACCTTTTGCCCAATCGGGTGTCCAACGCATACATTCTTCGATATACTCTTGCGCTTCTACTACGTCCTCATCTTTAACACAGCATACCACAGAATCGTGAACTGTCAAAACGACCCTATGCTTCTGTGCTATCTTCAACATCTGTTCGCCAATAATACAACGTGCTATAGCTTGACATACGTTCTCTATAACCTTACCGCCGTATATCCTGTTACGACCACGCCGAACTTTGTAATGAAACTCAAAACCTCTATCGGTTTGGTCAAACTGTAGATCTTCGTATCGTAACTTTAAACCAGACGGTAGTATTATAGTGCCATCTTCTATCTTTAATACATCCTTTAGACCGAACGCAGATGCGTGCTGCAGGTAGAGTTGTGCATCTCTCCACAACTTGTTTATATTATAGTTAGCTTCACGGTATATCTTTATGACGCGCCGTGCTTCATCCAAATCCATATCAAACCCAAATGTTTGCAGTTGGTTCTGAAACTTCTGCGCTCCCATACCATACCCTGCACCCAAGATAGTTGTCTTGCCAACAAACCTTTGATCCTTGGTAACATCTTCTTCTTTGACCCCATAGATGCGTGATGCCATCTTCTTATATACATCTTCGCCATCTCTGAACGCTTGGGTTAAATCATCTTGCCCTGCAAGCCACGCCAATACTCTCGCTTCTATCTGTGCCGAATCAGCGTCTATCAACGTGCATCCTTCTGGTGCAAGTATGCTCTGCTTTAACTTCTTACCATTGACCCCACGGCTAGGTAAGTTTTGTAGATTAATCTTATCATCACCACCCCAACGTCCTGTGTGTGCCGCGTAATATCGAACAGGTACAGGCAATAACCCACGATTATGTATGTCTATAAATCTCTGAGTTCGTGTCTCTTCTAATGTGCTTTTGTTGCCGAGCCTCGCCGCTACAAGCTGTTGCACCCTCTCATCTGGGTGGCTCTCAAGTGCTTTGAACCCTTCATCTGACTTTGCCAAAGCAAGAGTTTCTTTTCCTGTTGTAGGGCTTATCTTCATGGGGGGTTCAACACCAAGACCTTTTAGTAACTCTGCGAACTTAGGATTGCTCATCAAGTCATCACGTTCAGCGCCTGCCTGGGAGAGTAAGTGTTCTTTACGTGAACGTGTTGCTGTAAGATGCTCTTCTAGTAATGCCTGGTCCAAGCGTAAAACAGGCTCTACAAACATACGCAATGTCGTATCAATAAGTTTAAGTTCCTTCTTGGGAAAACCTTTAGCCATCTTTATAAATAGCTTGTATGTTAACTCTACATCGTTGACGCAGTAGTCACCGAACCGTTCTAATTCTTCGTCTGTAAACTGCTCACGTCTTTTACCCAGTGTGTTGAGGACTTCTTCTCCCTTAACTCCAAGGTCATACCGTTCAGCCAACGCTTTCAAACTTACACTATGTTCAACTCCATGAACAGCACGACCAATACAAAGAGTATCGGTATATACACGAGGACTAATACCAAAATGCCAATTAAGTATAGCACCGTCAAACATCGTGTTGTGTGCAAGAACCATTGCTTCCGACCATTTAAAACTGTGCAAGTAATCTTTGATCTGTTCGTGCGTACCACTCGCCCACTCCGTTGCTCCGTTGTTTACCTTAACACATACTCCTATAACCTCAAACAATGGGTCACGTATGTATTCTTCTGTTGTCATCTTACGCAAGGATATGTCCTTATCGTAGTACGTTTCAAAGTCTAGAGTAATTAGATCCATCACTTACTCTTCCTCTTCTCTTCTTTTTGTTTTTTTAAAGCGCACACTGCACAATAAAACTTGCTTTGGTTATTTTGTTGAATAACTGCTTTTTTCTCACATAGATCACATTTATTATTCATTATCTTCCTCCACTGCACACTCATACTCAATACCGACGTATGCCATGTTGTCTATGTAATGATCTTTTTCTAAAGGGGTTGTTTGCCGACGTGCCAACTTGGTTGCTTGGTGCATTATGGCTATGTCTCTACCTGTAACATGTTTACCTGTGATAGCCGTATAAATGCGGGCGATATGTTGGTGGTTATCAACAGGACTACCATAGTCTTTTAACCTATTACCACCTGTAAGGCTCACTGCTTCACGCAATAAATCACAACGGTCTAACTTGTTGGCTTCCTTCTCAAACACCTCTCTTGGTGTAGATACTTTACTCATCAACTTGTGTGCGTAGCTATATGTAACTCCACAAGCTTCCGCTACTTCTTTAGTTGTAGCTAATTTATTCTTTAGTAGGTATTGCCATACTTTATCTGCTTTTTTAGACTTTCTCATCTCTCTTCTCCCTGTTCTTGGTAACACGCATCTTTTAATATAGACGCTATTGTTAAACCTAAATTATCGGCTTTAATTTTAATTGTTTCATCAACAAGCCAATTAATAGTATTTGAATCAATATGATTAAACACGTTACCTCTTCTGAGTCCTACTTTAACTAAACAATGTGTAACATAATCATTATTGCTCACTGTACTATCTCTCCGATAGCCTCTGGTCTTGGTAGGGGTGAAGGAAAATAATCCCCTTCAAACCGCACTATCCTAGAACATGTTGGTGTGTGTCCTTCTGTTGAATTGTAATTTTTATAGAACGCATTGCACGTTGCTTCATCGTTGAACTCCATAACAATCAACGCAATATATGTAACAACTTCTTTCATTCTCTCTCCTTTTATTTTTATGGTCGCCCCTGCGTGAAATCAACGTGGCTTCTACACGTCCACAGGGGCTAAATTTTTAGATGTCTTACCATCACAAGGTCACAAGTCAAATATATCATAGAAAGGAGTGACTTGCCCATGTTGCAGAGGATAACGGCACACAATTAAAACCAACGCTCTCACTGCTTACGCCCTAGTGGGTAAATCAAAAGACCAAAACAAAACCCCACTAGTTTAACTCTACCTGTCTATCTCCAGACCAATTCAATAAATCTTCAACGATATTCATATTCTTCTCATTACAAACAACGGCTATGCCCCCTGCTAATTCAATATCCTTTAGGTTTTTAAGCTGTAGTGCTGTAGGCTTGTTGCTACCTGCTTTGCACTCAATGCCAAAGAACGTGCCTTTGTAGCACCCGACAATATCGGGAACGCCTGACATACCGTAACCACCTGTAACTGGATAAAAGTAGT